CCCACCCCGAAACCAAGCGGTGAGCGATCGGCCGTACCGCCAGCTCCCGCTCCGACGGTGGCGAACAGCACATCCATCGGCGTGAAGAGATTCTTGGCTCGCTCGGCGTTGGCCATCTTACGAAGTGCGGGGCTTGCAAAGGTCGTCGTGAAGTAGGTCTTATTGGCGTCCACCAATTCGTCGGCCGTCTCTTGCCCCAGGCGTTTGGCCGTCTCGCTCTCTAAGAGCTCGCGAAGAGCTCCGGAGAATTCCTGAGCTCCGCGCTGAACCACGTCGGGCTTGGTGTCCTTCTTCATGATGTTGCGCGGGTTCTTGATGCTGCCTGCGACTTCCCGCTGATAGGTACGGGCGGTCTTTGCCACTTCCCTGGCCGGCAGAGCGCCTCGAGCTTGCTCGACGTTGGCGATGTTCACGAGCTCGTCGATGTCGGGCTGGATGATGGCGGGGCCCGCTTCCTCTTGGATGAATTTTCTAAGCTCGAGCTCGGCAGGCTCCGTGTTGATTGGTGCATCGCCAAGTTTCTCATAGATTGGCTCAAGCCGATTTTTCCAGGTATCGCTCCCCAGCTTCTCGGCGAACTCCTCGGCCTGTTGGGCGCTGCCTGAAAAACCTTTATTGAGTGCTAGGTCCGACCAGGGCGTGGCGTTGGCCGGAGCCCCGCGCATTCGGCGCAGGCTAAAAAACGATCGGTCTACTGGCTTAAAACCAGAAGAATAAACTCGTTTCCCTAAACGGCCCATCCCCTTTAAGAGGCTGGGGGTTGGGTCGATCAAAAATTCTGCCGCGGTGCCGGTCGTCCTGGGGGCAGGGAGACGGAGTTCTTCAGCCACCTCGACAAGATTAGGCTGTTTACCTTGAAGGGCTTGCCAATATGAGCCCTTTTTAAGCCGAGAAGGCATGGGACGCTTTCCGGCCTCAACCATGGCAACGCCGCGGCCGACATCGCCCGGATCGCGAGCTCGTGAGCCCATCTCCCGCATCCAGCCGGAAATGGGGCGGCCGATAGCCCGCTCGAGCGCCTCAAAACCTGAGCCAGAGCGAAGGGCCATATCAGCCAGGGCAGTCTGAGTGAGGGCGGGAATTATATTGACTGCGCGACCGGCCATCTCGCCAACCACATCAGATGCGGCGCCTGCCCCAGGTATCTGAGGTTTATCGGAAGAAGCCAAAAGGCGTTCTTGCTCTGCCGCGGCGACTTCTGCCATATCGTAATCTGCCTCAATGGCTTCCCTGTCGGCGTCGGGATCGTTCAAGTACATCTCCACGACATCGGGGGGCGGCTTTGGCTTTGGCGTAGCGGTTGGCGCGGGGTTGACGTAAGGATTCGAAGATTCCTGGATGGGAGGAATCGGAGCCTCGTCGGCCGTATCCTCGTTATCCTCTTCCAGCTCCGCTGGCTTTCTGTTTGGAGCGGTCGGTTTTTGCTTTTTTTCAGCCATTTATTTTGCTCCTGGCTTTTTCTTGTACTTGTTAAGCGCAGTGGGGTTTTTGGTGGTTTTGGGTGTCTCGGCTTTCAGTGTCGATGCGGGCTGAGAAGCGAAGTCGCGGCCGATTTCTTCCGCCAACTGTGAGGCGGGAACCCCGGTGGCTTTTTGCCCAGCGGCATAGAGATTCCCCGTCAGCTTATCGCCCAAACCGCCTTCACGGAAGAACTGAGAGAAACGGCCCGGAGCCGCGGCATAACCCTTCGCCATCAAAAGCCAATCTTTTGCGGAGTTTTTGAACTTGGCTTTCCTGACGGCCGCCAGGACTTGGAGCATTTGCTCAACATCAGATGGCGGCAGATAAGCGTCGGAAGGCTTGAAATAACTGATAAGAGCCGCAGCGTCGCGCTTAATGGTCCTTGGCCATACTCGAATCACGTCCCGATCGGTCAGAACACCCTTCTCACCGAGGATCCTGGAAATATTCGAAAGAGCCTGGTTGGCCTCGGCGTAAGTAACTAAAGGCCGTCCGGCCGAGTCTTTTCGGCCGAGAATACCTTCGGTAGAATCGATCTGGCTCATGTCCTCGGAGATCGCTCGAGCAACCGGCCGATACGTTTTCATGATGTCTTTGACAGCCTGAAAGTCCATGCCCTCTTTTGCCGTTTCAGCACGAATGAGGGAGCCCCAATACTTGCTCTCCGACTTCTTACCCAGGAGCTCGCCCTCACGTTTTGCGAGCTCGCCGAGTTGTTCGACCATCTTTTGGTCGAGTGCCACTTCGCCCAGGGCGGCATCCTTAGCCGTCATGGGGGCCTGGTACTTCTCGGAGAATTTTGTGCCCGACATGGCGTCAAGCGCCTGAAGTAGAGGGCCAACGTTGGCCCGACCGACATCAGCTCGCATGGCTTCTTTGGCCTTGTCGATGGAGCCCTTCATGCCCTGAAGGCCAATAAGGGGGTGCTCACCCTTAAATCCAGAGTCGGCCCACTTGATAATCTTTTCTCGATAGGGCGGCAACCCGCCAAGCAGTGCCTCCCAGCTCTCGGGAGGATTGTCTCGAAAGGCGGCATACGGATCGCCCTGTCCAGCCTCCTGGGCGGCCACATCTCGTCGAGCCATTTCGTAAGGGCTATTTTTGAGCCCAAGACCAATCGCATTCACATCGGCCGTTCTCGTTCCGGCCTGAGCGACGGCACGCCTCTGTTCTTCTGGCGTTTTAGCTGCCGCATCCGTTGTAATGCTCCCAAGCTCTCGTGCTACTTCTTCTTCATTTGCCGCAATTCTTGCGGCTTCAGCTTCAGATGGGGTTGGCTGAACATAGGGTTTAAAACGATAGTCAAACTCGATGTCTTGAAGATATTTTTCCATGGCACGGCCCGGATCGAACCTTCCAGTGCCAGCCTGTAGCGCCATTACTTCATCATCATCGAGCCCAAAAGTGCCCCCCGTTTTGACGAAGGCTTTGATTTTTTTTGAAGGGGTCATTGGAGACATGACAGCTCCTTAATCAATTCTTCTCCGTGAAACTGATGGCATCGAAAAATCCACCCCAAGCCAAGAGGGGCGTGACGGTCGTCGCCCGTAAATCGGAGCAGTTGGCAAAGATTGAGGGGAACGATCGGCCGGGCTTAGTGGGTCGATATTAACGCCGAGGCTCGGATAACCTCCATAGGACGGCCTTCCAAATGCTGCGGAAGGTAAATCCTCTACACCCGCAACCCCCCTGTAACCTGCGACTTTTCTTGCCGCAGAGGCGTCATCCTCATCACCAACGACTGATGAGTAAATTCCCTCGAGGAAGCCTTTTTCACCAGGGGCCTTGCTCGAGCCAAGAAGGGCGGATCCGGCAATGTTTTGGAATGGCGTGACCTGACGGACGTTTTCCGGCTTCATATTGGTCCAGGGGGACCAACGGGCGGTAGCCGCGGCCCGCTTGCGCTCTCCTTCTTGAGCTCCCAAGTCAGCAAGCGATTTACCAATGCCTAGAAGACCACCCTCAAGAAGTCCGAGCCAGCTAATGGGGTTTGCCATAGTCAATACCCTCCGCTCTTATCCTCGTACTTGAGCCCCGCCCAAGCCGATCGCTTTTTGTTCTTTTTTGCTGGTTTAACAGGACGCGCTTTTAGCATGTGCCCATACTGGCGATTCGTGCCCTTTTTCTCGGGCAAATCGCTAATATTTCCCGTTTTAGCAGCAAATTCCTTAGCCACTTTAGGCTCCTTTGCGTAAAGATAACGCGCCTGCTTTTTACTGACGAACGGCATCGGCTTCCAGTAAGTGCTCGAGGAGAACTCGATTTTTAAAGTATCTCACGCCCACAATCCGAAATCCTGTCTTCATTGCCAAGTGCAGCATTGGCAGGTTGTCATTTTCAACGAGAAAGCTAATCCTCTTTGCCCGCTCGAGCTGCCATTTAATGACCGCCAAGGTTGCCCTATAAGCGACGATTGACCCTTTAGCCGGGCCCAGGGCTCCCCCAAATTGCCAGTAGACGCTCTCATGGTCATGCTCTCTCACGGTCACGTACAAAACGGGTGTCCAGTCTTCTTGGCGGCACACGCCCAGCGCGTAGCTGATTCTGTCGAAATTCGCTGGTTTTTTCGTCCCGAAAACTGCTAAGTGTGTGTCTTCACTCACTTTTGCCCACTCATCGGGTAAAAATTTCACGACCTTCAGCGTCACTTTTTGCCAGAATTCTCAATGGCCCTAGCGGTCCTATCCGCACCGTAAGCCTTCATCATCTCTTGCCAGCGGCCGAGATTATACTCATTTTGTTCCCTGGTACCCTCAACACCAAGCCCCCTATTGCGAGCTTCAATCTCTGTCGCATAAGCGCGATTTGCGGTGTCGAGATTGAGCCTACGGCCCTGCTCACCCGTCGCGAGCTCCTGCCACATTCCAGTTTTTCTAAATGCAGGCTCTAGTGCCTGGAGCTCCTGCCCTGGGAGTCCCCGCAAAAACTCATCACGGGTGGTTTGGTCCTGAAGGCGAATGCCAAGACGCTCGCCGCTGCCAGCTCGAGCAACGTCTTGCCCAGCCCCCGCCGTGGCTCGAGCTCTCTGCATGGCAAGCCGTTCCGCCCCTCCTCGAGTCAATCCTCCTCCAGCCGCGGCCCTAGCCGCCGCCCCGCCGTAGGCCGAGCCCACACGGCGAGCGGCAGCGTCTCTTTGAGAAGCTTCGTCGAGAGCCTGTTGCTCGAGCGCCAATTTTGCCCAGGGCGAATCACCGGTACCGAGGGCGCGGCTACGGAGTGCCTCCAGGGCTTGAGTATTCAGATTGATACCGCCAAGCCGTGTAGCCTGATCGGCAAGTAAAGAATCCATCGTGACGGCGGGGCGTTCAGTTAGACGATACTGCTCTCTTAAGTTTCCGGCTTCATCGAGATAACTCTTATATCTTGGAGCACCGGGAATGCGCGGGCCACGGTTTCCGGGGCCAGAGAGCTCAAGATCGCGCCAAAATTGGTTTTCGTCGTCAACCCCCATACCGGAAGTCGGCATGTATGGATTTCCCGACCCAGCGTAAGGCTTTACTCTTGGAGTGACAGCCATCAGTAGCCTCCCTCATACGGGTAGCCCAAGACTCCCGTGCAATCTTCGTAAAAGCTCGTGTCGATGGGGATAAGGTTTTCCTCGTCGACTTTGATATCTTTTAGCTTCGCCACCATCATGTCGTAAGCGTCGTCGGCGTCTTTGGCGTAAATCTCATAGTCAGGCCGTCCCTCTTTCTTGGCGATGTACCTCTTCACAAGCGCGTAGATGTAGTTCTCAGCCTCGGGAATTTCCAAGATATCCGTCGCAGAACCGGTGCCATCGACACGCTTGGCGCGCCGGATATAAGTGCATTTGGCGACACCATTTGCCGCGGGTACGGGGCCAAGAAGTAGCCGAGGCCCGGCCGTCGCGTCGTTCTCGAGCATGAACTTCATGTCCTCGCCCTGTATGCCGTTCGTGATGGCGTCAAGATATTCCTGGTAGTTTCGAAAGGGACGAACCTGTATCCACCGGTTGTCTTTCTGGATAAAGATTTTCCCGATTTTGAAAGCGTAGATATCGGTCGGAAGTGCTACGGCCGTTTGGCCAAGCGTCAGGGTAAGGTCCGCTCGAGTGCGAAAATACTGGTCTTGGATGCCAAGTTGGTGTACCTCTCCCTCGGCGTCGGCAATGGCCTCGTTCACGTAGTTTAAGAGGTCAGTATTATCCACCCAGTCCTGGTCCTCGAGATCGCAGTCCGAATTGATCTTGGCCTTCAGCGTGGCAAAAGGAATAGCGGTCATGCGTTTTTCCCTGTTCCAGTTGGAGTGTCTTTGTACTGACCGAGCCTGGGACCGGCAAAGGCCCAGGGGTACGAAAAGGAGACAAGCTCTAGTTTATCCCCTTTTCGATATCCGTGCAGTTGCCACTTGGTCGTGGGTGCAGTAACCAAGGTGGCAAGGGGGTCATCGAGTAACACCTGGGTGGCGCTAACTCGCTGAGCTACATGATACTTCTTCACATATCCGTCATCCTCAAAAGCCAAATCGTAATCGACGACATCATCCGGCCACTCTTCCCCGGCAACATTGAGGGTGACTGTCTTTGCTGCCGCCTGAAGATTCGCCAGGCCAAAAGTATCGGATGCTCGGATAATGGTGTAGCCGTTAGTCACCTGAACCTGTTTATAGACCCAGCGAAAAAAGAATTTGGGGATATTGCGCACGCCCTGAATCAGCTTCGCGATACCCCACTTAATCCCACTCGAGCCCCATGGCTTATGGGGCGTCCCCCAAGGAATTCCCGACGCTGAGCGAATTTCTTTCATCAGCCGATAATCGCCCGAGTCGTCATTGCAGACGCCAGGCCGAATGGAGATGGGGCCCCGGTTCTTGGCGACAATGGTCACTTCGTTCGATGTTTTAAGCTCGCCGGAATTGCCTGCGGCAAATCCAAAAGAGCGATAATCCCAAATGATCGTCGCCTTCACCCACTCCGAAACCGGCTTAAGGGGTTCGATCTTCAAGTCTGTGGTCAGAGACGGATCAAACTTCAGGATATAACCACGCGCATCGCTCATGAGGATTTCGCCCATGAGGTAAATCATTGAAGTCACTTTCCAGTTCTCCGGCAATTGGTGCCCGCCAGAGTAGCTATAGAAGGGCATGTCCTCTGTAATGCGGTCTTCGAGGAGCATCACAAGCGTCGTGTCGACATCAGCCGAGTGGCCATAGAGCTGCGCCTGCCAAAGGATGCGGCGCCTGTCGGCATCGTAAAAGCCGTGAAGGCGCTTTTTTTTCATGTCGGAATCAGTGATAAGTCCGTAAGTATTGGGGATCCCATTCGAGACGGGCCGCATCTGGTACCCATTCGTGAACCAGAACCCGCCCTTACTCGGGAAGATGAGCCCACCCGGCACCCGCACGATTCCAGAGTGAGAGATGCAGCCCTGCTTGCCGGGAATTTCGACAGGCACGGCGTTGCCTTCTCCTAAAGCGTCGATGACGCCTTCGATTCGAAACGCCCGGTCCTCCATGAAAATAATGGGGAGATCTCCTATCCAGTCGATACCAGTGATGGCTCCAGGAACTTGAATTTCAAACGAGCCAGGAGAAGAGAAATTTCCGGGGATGCTTTGACGAATGCGGTTCGGGTAAACGGTGTTCCCAATCTTGATGTTTGCATAGTAGGTCGTATTACCTACCACAGCCAAATACTTCGACCGAGGAGCTTCGTCCTGGTCGACACTGCCATCATTTGTGTAGAGCTCTTCATTGAGCACCAGATCCGCATCCAGCACGGTGTCGACAAAAGAAGTCGTGCCGCTATTCACCCGGCCGACTTCGTAGAAGGTTTGCCCTCCATCTTCCGTGCGGGAAATGACAACATCAATCCCGGCAAGGTCCAGGTTCTTCTTCGTCCCGTTATCGATGACTGGAATATCCGACACGGTTTTAGCACCCGTCGTGAGAGCTGCCCCGACAATTTCGTAAGTGGCGCCCCTGTCAATAAACTTTACGTCGCCGACGTAGTAAGCGTACTCGTAGTGGAGCCGATAGAGATAATTGGCGGCCCCGGCGGCTCCCGAGACGGAAGGAATGGCTCCCATCGTCACCTGGTTGGCTGCCGCGACCGTATGAGCCCCAGTATCGGCGTCGTGACCGTTGTACTTCGTGCGCAGGTCCAAAAGGCGTGCCGCGGCCTCGGACACGAGTACGGCGGCCGACTCATCGGCAAGGGAATGGTCAGAAAGCTCCTGGCCCGCATGAAAAGCCCAGCCAGCGGCGAGCTCCGCATCCCCCTCGTGAGCGGCGTACTTCGTCAGGAGTTCGTTCGTCAGCGTAATGAGGGATCCGTCGTCGAAAGCCGAAGGAGAGGTGACAACGTTTACCCCGTCGGGGGTCGGGTGCTCCGTGGCATCGGCAATGTGGGCGTTGAACTTGGCTTTCAAGTCATTGGCGATTTCAATGGCTGCCTCAAGCTCAATCGACGGCATGGAAGCTGCCCGAACCCGCCAAGTGCCCGTTTCGTCCTTATAGACCTTTACGGGGTAGGCGTACTCGTCATTGCCGAGGAGCATCTGCTGGTCGAGCTCATCGCTCGAGAGCACCGACGATAAAGAGCCCTCAGATAGGGCCGGGTTGCCCGTTGGGCCTGAGATTTCCGTCCAATTACCCACCGCTTTGCGATAGATGCGGTTACTCGAGTAAACCAGTGCCTCATCCGATGGGTGCCGAATGAGCTCGTTGATTCTTTGGTTTCCGACGGGGATTTGGGGGGCGGCTGTGTCATATAGTGTACGCCCAGGCCGCATGAGAAGCTTGCGATTTTGCTGGTTAATCTCTGACGTAATGTCGAGATTGTCGATTTTTTGGGCGCGGTTTGGCGCTGCATCCAGGTAGAAATCGGTGACTCCAGCAGCGAAATCATCAACGACAAGTCGGTTCCAATTAAACATAGAGAATGGTCATCGTCATCGTGTTGTCGTTTTGCTCCACTCGAAAAGTGGTGCTCGTGAGCCGAGTAATGGTAGGCAAAAGCCGCTCGCCCGTCGTCGCATTGATAAAGCTCAGCGAGTAAGAATTGATGTCGTTCAACGGGGCGACCGCCCCCGAAATGCCCGCCGGTACCGTCACGTCAAAGTGATAATTACCGCCCCCATCCGACACCCAATCGGCAGGGTTGATGGTGGATGTGTAACGCGTGATGGCCGCCGTTGAAAGGCTTTGACTATTCACGCCGTCATGGTTGTGATCATTGAGGCGTTGCATATTCGCCTCCATCGAGGAAAACCACCCAACGCCCGCTGCTCCCTCAGAAGGGTCATTTGCCTGCGGCTTGTAATAACCTTTACTAAGAAGCAACATAATCAACCTTTCTTTTTGGCCCTTTTCTCTCGCTTCAAGTCGAGCTCTGCGAGCTGGCAACCGATTTCCGTGCAGGCCGTACCCTTTGTGGTCAATGCCGCCCGCACATGAGCCAAAGCCGCTGGCTTATCCGGTGAGCCAGAGATGAAAGAGAGAATCACTTCGATAAGATCAATAACTTCCTTCGGCAATCCCGGCCAAAGCTTGATGAGAAGGGGAAGCCCGACGTTTTTGGCCAGGACGATGAGAAGCGAAAGCAACCACTGGGGAATGGGGAGACTCATTTTTGCTCCTTACCGCAAACGCGGTCAAAAATTCGGTCGCTGATTTTGGGGCCGACAAAACGGTAGGTCAGGTATTCTCCGACAGAAGCAGCGGGGCCGCAAAGAAGCGCGGCTAATCCAGCCGTTCCCACCATGCACGGAATATCGATAACCCAGTAAACCAAGACGGGAAGAACTCCGTAAAAACCGGTCGGAGCGAAGTCGCCGTTAAAATGCTGCTGGTATTCGGCCTTTCTCGTATATGGCACATTATCCATGCTGAACGTGCACGGCCTGAAGATCACTGCCAGACCATGATTAAGCGTGTGAAGGTCTGAAATATGAAGCGCTTTACACACCTCTCTCCCAAGCAATAACTCGACCTTCAAATAAAAAGCGGTCAGCCAATCAGCAAGCCCCTTGTGATCACCGATGTCCCTTTCATTCGCTACCATCCGTGTCAGAAATCCACGGTAATGGAAATTCCAAGCGGCGGTGGCTTCATCAGCCAGATCGTGATGGCCACGCTTTTTGAGCTCACGAGTTGTACGCTCAATAATGTGGTCAAGAGCCCAGTCATATCGCTTTGCCAAGGGGAGAAAGTCACCGTCCTTGAGCTCCTCCTCAATCTGGCGAGTCATCTTCTTGGCGTAAGCCTTCGCCTCTTTTGTAGTCTCCGGTTCTTTGGCGTGGATTCTATCGCTGGCTACGGCTTGGGGAACCGTAGCCAGCGTTAGGAGGCAGACGATGGCAACCAAGGAATTCATGAATTCACCCCAATAACGCCCTTCACCTTACCCACTAGGGCGACGCCGCGCTCAATAACTTCGTAAGCGTCAATCCCTAGCCCGATGGCTTCATCAAGACAATCGGCCCCGGACTCAATCTTGGCTTCCAGCGCCTTGTCCTCGAGCACGAGTTTCGACTTGAAGGCCGCGAGCAGCTCGGCCCGTTCAGCCGGGTCGGCATCTTTCAATTGGTCGAGCAGCGCGTGCTTGTTGACGCCTTTTAGCGCCGACAAAGACGACAGGAGCCCGATGGCTCCGAAGATGCTGCCCCCCGAAAGGAGTTTCACGACGGTCGAGAGAGCCTCCGCGGCCGTCTCGACAACGAGTTTTACTTGAGTGATGGGAAGTGACATTTTTATTCTCCTGTTCCGAATCGTTTTTCCAAAAATCCCTGAATGCGACCGAGCGTTTCGTTTACCCGCCTAAGCTCTGCCATCGCCTCGTCGTGCTTCTCCTCAATCTTTTCCACCGCGGCCTGAGCGACCGACACCCGGCTATCCAGCACCCCCGCCCAAAACGCCAAACCAATCACCGATATGACGAGAGAGAGGGGGATTAGCGTGCTTTCGGTAATCTTTTTCATTCTGCCTCAATGCTTGATGATGCAATTTACAACCAAAGACGGTTGCAAATTGTTGACCGCGGTGCCTGAACCAACAGAGCTGGAGATGGCCGAAAAACTATGTGTGTGAGAACTTTCGCTACCGACGGTAACTCCAGTCGTATTCGACTGAGTTGACCCATTGTCCCCGTGGTACGCGATCGTGTTATCGCAGTCCTCAAACTGATAAACACAAAAAGCTCCGCCAGAATTATTCTGCGCCACCCTTTGCGTGTGAGCGTGCCCAGGATCCGTCACTCCATGCGTATGAGCGGATCCCGCCCCCGAAGTGCCACTGACCGTATGGGTGTGGGCTGGTAAATTTGCCTCAACAAGCGTCTCAGTCTCAGTGCCACCAACGGAACCCACAGTATTACCAAGGGTGCCGCTCCCAACCCCTCCGGCACCCACCAGAGTTCTGCGCTGACAGTTCGGCAGATTAAAAGTAGTCGCCCCATCCCCCACCCCGAAGCTGGTGCCTACTACAGCGAACAATGCCGCGTAGGTCGTCCTCGAAACCGCAGCGCCATTGCCAAGCAGATAGCCATTGGGGGCAGAAGAGCCGCCATAATGCAAAATCGTCCCGACCGGCATCTGGGGCACGAGATTTGTACCGTCATCGGCCTTTACCTCTTTTGTCGTCGTATCATAAACAACCGTCGCCTCTTTCCTGGCTAAGCCGTTGAGGGTAGCGGTCGCCGCCTTGGGAAGCGTAACGCGAGAAGTGTTCGACGCCGTTCCGCCGTCAATATCTTTCGCGGTGACGACCTGGGCGACGTTCGTCGTGAGGAGCTCGCGAATGGTCGAGCCATCGTCATAGCGGCAAAGGCCCAAGTCGGTGCGGTACCAAACTCTGCCCCTGACACCGGAAGCATAATCCGATCCCCGATTTTCTAATTGGGCGTTTTTCAACTGCCCGCCCACATTCGCGGCATCGGATGGCAGGATTAGAAGGGTGAGTAGGAAGAGGAGCGTTTTCATTTTTGTCCTTCTTCAATGGGGGGTGGGGGATGGGGGCTGGGCATTGCCCGGCCCCCTTCCGAATTAGGCATAATTGGGGATGCCGTATATGACGCCGCAGATCGAGGGGCGCTCGAGCACCATGTCGCCGAAGAAGCAGATGTCGACGATATACTCGTAGCCGTTCTCGTTACGGACTTCGTACCACTCTTTCCCGTCCGGGCTCACCCGCTTCTTGACGAAGCCGTTGGAGTACAACTTGAAAGCCTTCATATCTATGAAAGCCACCCAGTCGATGTCCATTTCGGGAAGAGCAACCATGGTGAACCGGCCCGACACGCCCACGAGGTCGATTTCAGTCCAGCCGTAAAGGCTGACCTTCTGCGACTTCTGGTCGATGTGGTACGGCCCCTTGGTGGCTTCCGTCTGCTTCATCACCGTGCCCAAGTGCTTGTAGGCCATGATGGCTTTGGACGGATTGCCCTTGCCGCGCTTCTTCACCTTCGTCCAAGCGTCGAACAACGTCGGGACAAACGTGGCCGCCGTAACCGTCGAACCATCGTAGGGGATGGCTTGAGTGTACGGGAACGCCGTCTTCGTCACCCCATAAAGCTGGGTCGAGCCACCCGCCGAAGCAGGAAGCAGCGACTTTCTCAGTGAGGTGAGGGGTTGGTCGAGTGCTCCGTCCGGATACGCCTTGGCGTTTTGCGCCACGGTGTAAGCCGAAAGGTCCACTGCGACGCCCGAACCACGGTTGTCCTCGATGGTGATTACACCCGTATCCATGTTGATGGCCGACACATAGCAGGCCGCGGAAACGGCGCTATCGTCGTCCTTGACAAAGATTTTCTGGCCGATCATGAATCGCTCCGGGTCATCCGTCGTGAACGTTCCACCGACCGTTCCATCGCCAGTGAATTTCGAGATGTGTTCACCGTTGGTGAACGACAAGCTCAAAAGCTGGCGCAGGTGGTTGCTGAAGTCCTCGATCGAGTCGGGCAGAATCTTTAATAAATTCTGCTCCGATAACCGACCGTGCTCCATCAAATCGCGAGCGTCGAAGATGAGCGAGCCCCACACCTCGGGTTGCGAAGCGATGTTGCCGCGCACGTACTTGTCACGCGCGATGTTGTTGGAAGCCGTCAGTTGACCGAAGCGAACGCTCGATGCGCCCGCGCCCTTAAACGGCACGATGAGATTTCCACCGAGCCATTCATTGTCCTTCTCCACATTGGACAAGAACCAGTCCCGCTTCATGAGCTCTTCTTTCAAAAGCTCGTTCGGGAGGTACTCGTTCAACATGGATTGGAACTGTCTGTTCGTTCCCATGTGATGTCCTCAAAAAAGGAATTGCTCAAAGCGAGTTAAGTTCCCACCGTGGGAACTTAAGCCGCTTCAGGCTGAAATTTTTGCTTGTAGAGCTTTCGTAAGTCCTCCGTTGACGTGACCCCCTTTTTTGTCGGTGAACCACCGGTGCTAGGTGCTTTAGGGAGGGTCGCGGGAGGGGTTTTTGCAGCGATGGGGGCTGGTTTTGGTTGAGCCGGGTTTCCTTGAGCCTTTTCGGACTTTAGGAAATAACCCATCTCTTCCATGACTTCCTTTACCGCTTCGTTGGCGGAAAGGATTCTGCCCTCTTGCTGTTCGACAGCAATCGCGTGACGGACGACCATGTTGAAAAACGTACCCGCTTTTCCTGTCCGACCATCAATTGACTGCTGCACTTCGGCCACGTCTGGTTGGGACATGACTGCGTGAAGCTCTGCCTGAAGTTGTTTTTCAGCTACTTCACTATGGGACGACTCGAGTTGGCGGTTTTGCCGCTCGAGCTCTATGTTGCGTCGAGTTGCTTCGACGCTACGACGATACGACTCCTTCACGTGTGGTGGCGTAGAGGCATCGTTCATCTCGATTTCCTGGCTCAGCCATTTCGCGACTTTGACAGGATCGATTTTCCAATACTCAAACAGTTTACCAAAATCCCCAGCATCGCGATAGGCGATGGAGTCTTCAATGAAGCTGGTCACCCGAGTGTGCTTATCACTCACATCGGCAAGTTGCTCACGGGTGCGGTGAAGCTTCTGCTTAACCGGCTCTAAGCCATGGGCTTTTTCATAAAGCTCCCTAAAACCCTTTTCCGTCTCAGGATCTTTTGTGAGCTTTTTCGCCCACTCATCAAATTCTTTTTCCTGGCCCATTGCCTTGAACTTGTGATTCGGCTGATAAGCCGGAGCGGCCTTGGGGGCAGCTTTTGGCTCGGCAAAAGATTTGGCAACAACCTCTTCCTCTTCCTTTTCGCCTTCGCCTGCAACATCACCCTCTTTGGGCCCTTCGCCCTCTTTGGGTTCGGCGGCGGGGGCCGCTGCAACTTCTTCGGTTTCAATTCCTTCGTTGAAACCCTCGGCAACTACCGGTGCTTCGAAATCTTCTACTACTTCTTCACTCGTATTCATTGGATGGTTCCTCCTGGGCTTTGAGGCCCACTGCCCTGGACCGAGCCGACTTGTTCTATGTCGTCCGGCAAGGGTTGTTGGTTACTGGAAACCTCGCCCGCGATTTGGGCTTGGGCTCCTAGCGGGAGGTCCATCATGGGCTGGATGACGGTGCCTTGGGTTTTCAAGGCATTGACGAGCCAATTAATCGCATCGGCCGGGATTTGCAGTCGGTGCGTTTTCGCCGGATTCTCAGCGTCCGACGTATACATATCGACCTTGGCCATGTAGCCGGTCGTGGGAATTAAACCCTTTTGCGCAATCATGAGCTTTTGCGTCTGATCGGCCTTCACGGCCATGTGCGCTTGAATTTTAAGCTGATAGTTTTGCTGCACTTCAGGGGGCAAAAACTTAAAGTCGGGCTTTTTTACCCGAGCGATGAGCCGTTTAAGCATGTAGTCGTGATCGTCGTAATATTGGATGGGCGTAACTTCGCCTCTATCCATCGCAAGAATGTCATTTGCCGCGGAATCGACATCGAGGGTGTAGTCCTCGAAAATTTGCTCGTTGTTGAGCATCGGAGACATGCGCATGATGCGGCCCACGTCGTTTTTGTCGAGTTTGTTACCCGCGTATTGGATAAAGTGGTTGAGAATGAGCTGTTTCGCCGCTTTACTTTCAGGATCGTCGCTCGACTCCTCGACGGTTATCTGATTGCACAGATCGTCTTGAGATTTGAACTCGGCAATGTTCACAATCTCGTTTCGGCCGACCATTTTGATGACCGCTTCATCTGGAACGTGATGTTTCATCATCCGAAGCGCAACCGTGAACGCTTCGACGAAGAAATCGACCATTTTCTCGCCGTAATTGCCGTATTTCTTCTTTTTCCTGAGAGAGAGGTACATCGCAATCATCGGATCGTTCGTTTGCGGCGCTTCGTCCTCGAGCTCGTCGGGAATATTGGCGACGGCGTACATATCGGCGATGGTGTCCTCGATAAGCGGCATGAATTGCTCGCCCGCGCGGCCAGTTGTGATAATTGGCTCTTTGCCCGAGTAGTGATTGACCCTTTGGCCCGGCAAAGTAGCCCCTGGAGTGACTCGAGTTCGCTCGTGGAGCCAAACTTTGTCATCACCGACCGTCATAGTGTGCTCGGCGACCTTCGAAATGAGCCGATTTAGCTCAATTTGCCCTGGACGAATCTGCTTTATGATGCTCCGGTGCCTAGGAGAAGTCGGAACCTCGTCAAATCCGGCGTAGACAATCGGAAAAATCCGGCCGGGAAGCTCGCCCTTCGTGATGATGCCGTTATCGACCGTGTAAAAGTAGTAACCAGACGGATATTTCACACAAGGGCGGAAAAACCACCGCCGAAGTAGGGCCTGCCCCTTCGTCGCCTTGTAGTTTCCGCCCTGTCCCTCAAAAACCGTGTAAGAACTTTTCGAGCTCTCAACGCAGAGCTTGAGTTTTTCCTCGAGCTCCTCGGGCTGGTTCGCGTAAATCGACTCAACCATGGCCTTTAAGTCGGCCAGCGGAATCATTGAGCGCACACAAAGCCACGGAGCCTTGTCGATACTCTCCGCTCCGGCAGGACGAAGGAGATTAAAACCAAAAATGCGCTCAAATTTCATCCCGCCCGACATCTGCGGGACAGAAATCGTCGCCCCTTCCTCGGGGCCGAAGCTTTCGCCATCGCTTCCGTACTCTGGCTGGGCTGTGTTCACCACAGGAATGGTCGTGATGGGGTAGCCACCCTCCTGGTCGTAGTAGATGAGCCAGCAAACCTCGCCGATTCTGACGAAATCTCGGATGGCTTCCTTCCTGCGGTTTGACCAGCCCATCTCTTTTTGGACGTAGCGAATAACCGAGAGATTCATCTCGGCCGCTTTTTGGTCCTGGAGCTCCGAGTCGTTATTCGGCCGAACGGTAACATTTGGAGCGAAGTGCCCGATGCCCTCTTCGTACTTGTGACAAATGCGGTGAGTGTGGTTTCTCGACAAACGAAGGCGCTGCGCCTCGTTGATTTGCTTTTGATCCCTGAGCCGGTTCCAATACTGGGAGGCGCGGCGAGAGTAGTGATCACCAACTACCATCAGGCAATTGGCCCGCTGCTCACTCCACAGCGATTGATCAGCTTCCTCCGCCTCCTGGTACTTCATCGTCAGATCGGCGAATTCGTTTGTCATCTACCAGATCTCCCGAGGCCACGAGCTGCTCAAACAGCCCAGGGTCTTCTTGCTGCAAATTGGCAAGAGTTTCATCGATTATGTTTGCTTCTTGCTCGAGGATGGATTTCTTCTCGAGCTCGGGATCCGGCTCCTCAGAGCCGATATCAGATGGGATGACTGAGCTTGGCTGGCTCGACCCAAATTTTACGCGAAGACTGCCAAATTCGAACTCGGAAACTCCGTTCTCATGGCATTTGTCAAGTATAGCGCAAATCTCCGAAACTGTAATTTCCGTCATCTCCTCAATCGTAGGGCCCTTCCGGTTCGACGAGCTCATTCCAGGCGTCGCATTCGTCCTGAGCGGAATGGAGGTTTTGAGCGGCTGCTCTTTCCTGCGCTTCATACTCTTCACGGCGTTCGGTTCCATCTTCCTTTTTCCTCTCTTTCGTCAAAGCCATTTCCCCAATGGCATCCAAGTTGAACTCAACCTTAGCCAAGGCGTACCTTAAGCCGTCAACCATATCGTCAATGGCTTCGCGCTTATCGGTCGTCTTTTTCAGGTTTGTGAGCTGAATGATCAGCGGTTGGAGTTGCGGGTAATCGTAAATGGTCAACACTTCGTTTTTAAAAAGCGTATTGAGGATAGTCTCCCCAATTTCGTGCCCCTTCTCGGCACGCTCGATGAATTCACCAAGCCCCGTGGCTATCGTGTGGAGGTCTTTGGCATGGTAATCGTAAAAAGTTTGAGTAATCTCCCAGCCCTTTTTCATCACTCGCCACTTGTCGATGATGGCTTTCGCATCATAGGTATTGCCGTCGTCACCCTGCCAGCCGTCAAAGACTCTGGCTTGCGTATAGTCAGGGTTCACCGCGACAAAAACGATTGCCGGGGGGTGCCCGTCCGTTCCTCCCGTGCCGTAATCGATCCCACAGTAAATATGCCAAGACTTCGGCAGCATGTGGCCATCGGCCACATTCTTGGCCCTCGAGAACGACGGATACTTGAGATTAGAATCCTGCACGTACTTACCGTGGATGCGTTTTGCGACGGCGGCAGGAGTGGGACATTTGGCCTCGGCCTTTTTTATCTTGTCGATACTCCAAACGGCAGGCGTCCCATCCATGTAAAATTGGCACTCGTACATGGACACTTGCCTTTTGTAGGCTTGCGGCAAGAGCTCTTCCTTCTTCGACTCCGGCTGCATCACCCTTCGCCAAAACTCTTGCCCCTTCGTCGGCGTCCACACGCCTCGCATGTAGCCGTCGAACCGTTCGATGCGGAAAGTAAGCTCGGTGAAAAGGTCTTTCGTCGGATCGTGCAGATCTGCCGGTAGCTCCTCGTCGAACGAAACCAAGTGAATGGTTCCAGACTGCAAGTCCTCCACGTCCTGATTGTACGACTTGAGATAAATGCTGACGCCCGACTTAAAGTGAATAGCCGTCGCAATTTTGTTTTTCTTCTCGAGCTCCCAACCATAGTACGGATCCGTCACGTAACGGTTCTTCGGCAAAAATTCGGGGATCCACTTTTTTTCAATCTCAACCGTGAATAAGTCCTTGCTGGGCATGAGATGCCAAAACTGCCTGGGCGGCAGCTCCCAGAGCTCCTCCCAAAGCGGCTGGTTCGTCGCCCAGTCGATAGCCAGCCGGATTAAACTGGAGCTTTTGGAAATTTGATTTCCGGCAGAAAGAAAAGCGTACTGTTCTCTCGCCTGCACAAAGTCCCACGCCCACTGGTACCACTTCCACCCATGAATGTGGGGAAGCCCCACCTTCTCCTCGAGCGCCTCGACGAGCTCCGCTTTTGTCATGGCAAAGCTCACTCGCCCTCCTCCCCCTCACGATAGGGCACCTCGATATAGTCCCCACCCCCAGCCGGTACCAACTTGGTCTTTACCTCCCCCTCCGGCACCTTGTTCGCCTCGACAAGGGTAATTTGCGTCTGGGCAGGTGGAAGCCCAATCCTCGCCATCTCCTGGTTAAGCTCCTTGATGCGCTGGTCGAGCTCCTCTGGCGTCCGAGCTCTGCGCCCGGCCGGTAGCTGCGGCGAGCCCTTCGGCAAGGGGTTCCCATTCACATCGACGTTGATATTCACGTTCTCATTGCGATGTCGTTGGGCGACCGCCCCGCGGACTCGCATCTCGAGCTCGTGCCGGATCCTCGAGATGACCTCAGCGAGCTTCACGTTGGGCTGCCCCTTACTGTTCCGCAAGGGAAGCTCCAGCACTTCGCGGGTCCTAGCGTTAGCCAGCTCGAGCAAATCCTCGGCAGCTATCATGTACTCAATCGGCGGCCGGAGTATCCAAGCCGTTCTGAAGTGATCGTTGAAACAGTTTAAGAGAAAGTGCTCCGAACACACCCCACGGATGATGTTCGTAATCTTCATCGCGTTTCTGGAGTGCTCCTTGCCGGTAGCAGGATTTGTTGCCCCGTACATGATGGCCCTGTCGTATTCCTTCCAAAAAGAAATCCGTAACCGGTTCTCCAAGGCTCTCACCGGGTTGGGATTGCCATGCTGGTCACGGCCAAAGATTAAGACATTGAGCTCGGCCTCGGAGCTGGCCCATATCCGCTCGGGAACAGCCCGGACGCCTCGCCGAAGGCGCTCAGGCAGCATCTCCACTACATCGGGCTGCAAAGGGTCTACCGGGGCCCCGTGCGAAGGATTGGGGGCAGCCTGCGCGACAGGGGATAGGTTTTCTGGCTCGGCAGGAAGAACCTCTGGCCCTGGCTGGTTTTGGGTGTCTTGGTTTGACATTGGGGGATGGGTTATGCCCCCACCCCCCATTGTCTTGTTGCCCGGCGCGAAGGAGGTGGTGTTGGAAATTGTAGCATGGCGGGGTGGGGGATGAGTGTTTAGCGGTTGACGGGTGGGGGAGGGGGCGGATATTGTGATTGGTTCTGTCTGCCTAAGTGTTTGATTTCCTTTGAAGTTTGGGAATTTTTCGTTTGGGGGTTTTTGGGGTTTTCACAGGGTGAACTGATTCAGGATACGGATTTCCCCGCGCGACCCCCACCCCTCCCCCTCGACCTGAAGCCGCCTGGCCCGGCTCATTCCCCAGCCTGGACACGCCAAATACATAATGGCTGTTATACGACAGAGCGATTCAACTATGCGGAATGTTTAGCCTTTCAATTTCGAAATCTGCATAACATGGGGTGACAAATGGCATGGTGCGGCGTGGCATGATATCGATAATGAGAATCATTCTCAATTTACCAAGCTCCGCGCGCGTTACTTAAGCTCTTTTGCGATTCAATTCGCTTGACAATTTACGTCACCTAGTGCCGACAATTGCCGTCACTCCGACACGACGAATCAATCACTTAGCGCCGTATTCAACGCGAATACACGGTTGGCACAGCGTGCATTTGTATTTTCCCGAGCGGCACGGCAGCTAAGCCGAAGCTAAGCTCACTCGTGACCTATGCGCCCCTGTACGGTACAGCCGGACAGCTACGGGTTCCCCACGATAGGTTAAAGACTTTGATGGTCACGAGGTATTCTCCCAAGCGGGAATACTTATAGCTTCATCCGTCCAGCGGCAACGGTTTAAGACGTGCGTCGGAATAGGGCGTGTTCGGTCGAAGGGCTCGTAGCATCGGCTCACCCAACGAATACAGCGTTTCCTAAAAGTCCACGGGATACCCCTCGCGTAGCAACGGATGACAGGTCCGTCGGTTCAAGTCCGACGCTGAATGAGCTATGTCGCTTGTCCAGAAACTAATTCTCTTTAGGAGTAGTTATGTCCAAGTCGAATGCGATCCGTTCTATGTTCACGTTCTCCAGCTCTTCGTCGCCCAAGGCGGTGGTGAAGACCCGCAAAACGGGTGAAGTCCGTCCCGCTCAATCCGAAACGATGAGCGAGATCGAGCGTCTCCGTGCCGAGAACGCCGCGCTCCGCGCGAAACAGAACGGTTCGCCCAAAGCGAAACCTGCCACGATCCAGACCAAAGTCCAGCTCGTGGATGTCAACGGAACGAAGTGCGTTGAGATCAGCGGCAACTTCAAGCCTCTGTATCTCTCGCTCG